CTTTTTAGCATTGCGCTTGATTTGATTAAAACCAACTGTATTTCCGATTGCCCACAATGTTCTAACAAACAATGGTGCGGAAGCGATTGGTTTAGTTAAGTCTACATCATCTTTGATGTTTCCTTTCTTTGTATAAGTAATTCTACTCATAGTTTTTCTCTCTCTTTAATTTTGAACAGTATATTAAAGGCAACTGTTCTTAAGCCTATCGAAATTTTAACTAGGTGCAGTACCTTTAACTCCGCTGTATCTGCCTTGTCTGTTATAGTATTTCAACTGAAGTACCTAGTTATTTTTTGCCCACCACCAACCCGATATAAAAAAGATACATCTTAGTTTTATATCTCTACATATTCTTTAACTTAACATTAAAGGAAAATTTAAAATAATCATGTTTTCTTTGCCGTCCCGTAAGTATAGCAAATCCACCGAAAAAAGTCAATGGGTTTAAAACTCTATACGAACAATATATAGTAATAAACCCAACATAACTTAAATAGTATTATTAATACTTTTTGCGCAGGTCTACTTACCACGATCTTATAACCCATTCTGCACCGATATATTGTGTGTATCTAACAGTTAAAACTTTAGATCGTCTACCTTTTGTATAGATAGACATTTTATCTTCTTTGATAGAGAAGGATTGTTTATACCTAAACCCTTGTTTTCTAAGGGAATTTAATGCTTGTTGATAACTATTAAACAGTTGTTCGCTGTCTTGTTCTTTAACAGATCTCATGATGATTCCCCATAATTAATATCACAATTTTGACAGTAAGCTGTATAGATTGTGGTAGGAGTTATAAATTCGATAAGGTCTGAATCACATTCGCTACATGATTGCGGTGTTTCAGCACCAAAATCTAAAGAGTTATCATTCTTTGCATAGCCTTCTTCATAAGTCTTACCATTTTTTGAAATGTGTATATGTCCACCGACAATATCTATATCCACTATTTTACCTCTGCAATTAAGTCATCTTTCATAGTTATTTTAGCAAAAAATTCTCTACCACCGCCTAATAGATGTGGTATTCTTGCTCCTACAAATGAACCTGTTGATTTATATTCAGCACCAAAGACTGAAGTTTCTAAAAATTGTAAAGGTTTACCAATACATTTTTTAAGTTCTTTTTTACTAGCGTAGCCTGTTAATAACATCATAATATTTCCTCGTTTGTTAAGTTTTTATGGTTCGGTTTGTTGCCGAAGCCTCACAAGTCTAACCGCTCGGTCAAAAAAAGTCAAGGGGTTTAAAACTTAGTAAGAACAATATATACAAAAAAGATCAGTCCAACTCTAATAGATGTATATATACATTTTGCGCAACCTCTTAAAAGATTATTTAACTATGTAGGTTTGTATCTATACTTTTTACATATTCTTTTTGGTTATATACCTGTGGATAAACTGTTTATAAGTCTGTATAAGCTGTGAATATACTGTGAATATAACTTATAGTTATATAGAGATGCCCTCAATAATACGCGCCATCTTTTGAAAATTTGAGATTCTAAATTGACAGCTCAAGTTCGAGTCTTCGAGTTTTAAATAGTCTATCAATTTCGAATCTAAATTTTTGGGGGGTTTTCAAAGCCTGCTAAATAAAATTGAAGCGCTTCTTAGCGCATAATTTGAGGGTGGTTGACGAAGAGATCTGTAGCATAAGAGAAGGGGAGAATCTCAATGTCATCCCCCCTAACTCGGTGATCCTATCTAGTTCTGGTCTTGTTGAGCCACATAGTCTTGGATCGAATTGCGATACTTAGCCGGTAAAGTCTTCTTAGAGAATAGCGTATGAGCTTGGCTGTAAGTTAGTCTGCCTTCTTTTTTCTCATTATAGAGACAGCCTTGTATCTGTTTAGCTTCTCGGTAGTTAGTGTTGCCGTTTGTCTTGCTTGCAAATTTGAAACTCAATCCTCTGATTTGATTCCAAGTTGCCGGACCTTTACGGGTTGCTTCGGGTACTTTTTTGATGTCGAATGTTGTAGCCATGTGTTTTCTGCCTTTATTTGTTAAGTTTATGAGTTTGGAAGATTTTTCCGCTCTCACCCTAAGGGGAGTGGGAAAATCTTTGGCTTTCTTCTCATAAACCTGAATAAAGGAACACATGTATAGCGACACCATATCGACATAAGTAGCCGAAGTGAGCTGTAAAGGTCCTTCTTGGCAACTTAGGAGTCTAAGCAGATTGGTTGAGTTTATATAAATTTGCAGGCAAAGCAAACGGTGAGACTAAATGCCGTTAGAAGATGCAATAGATACAAGGCTACCTAGTATATGAGGAAATAAGATGTAGACTAACGAACCTTTACAAGCTTATGCGCTATTCTCTTAGAAGTACTAAGCGGTTAAGTGTTGTGATTCGATCTGTAGTCTATTGAGCTTGACAAGTCTCGACTAGAATAGGGCATTGTGGGAGGGGGGTTATATTTATAGAGATTCTCCACTTGTCAGACGCGGAAGATCTTGTAGTCAACCACCCCATGCAGGATGCCATACCCCCCACCTACCGTATATATGTAGTGCTTGAATGTAATTATGAAAATAAGGTGTAAACCAGTTTCCCCGAACTTAATAGACTAATAGACCACCATGACTGGTAGGCACTATCAACCTTGGGGGGGGACAAGGTTCATTGTACAGTCAATAATCAATTCTGTCAATAGTTAATTTATTACTTGACAAAACAACAGATAGCTGTAAACTAGATCTATGACTGGTTTACTAAACTCCCTCAACAAAAAGAAAGAATTAACTCCTAAACAACAGAGTTTCTTAGATAATCTAGTAACTACTGGAGGAGATTCAAGGAAGTCTGCTGAGTTAGCAGGCTATGCAGGCAATCATTATCAAGTCTTAAAAGCTTTAAAAGATGAAGTATTAGACCTTACAACGAATGTTCTTGCGCAAGCTGCGCCACAAGCAGCCTTTAAACTATTAGATATAATGAATGCTGATGCGCCTATTCCGCAAGCAACAAATAAATTACAAGCAGCGCAAACAATATTAGATCGTGTAGGTATTGCCAAGACTGAAAAGTTAGACATTAACCATAAAGTAGCAGGCGGGATATTTATCATGCCAGAGAAAGAAGCAATAGTTATAGATGCAGAGGTAGTAGATGTCGAATCAGAATAGTGAAGAGTTTCTAAGTTATTGTATGAGACTATATGATTCCAACTGCCATGAGAGAAAAGAACATGGACAAGAACCTTTTGAAACTTTTGAAGATTACTATAATACATACACAAGGTGGTTAAAAAATAAATATGCTGAACTGGAAACATCTACAAGAAGTTGATGAGACTTACTTTGAGCATATGGCTTATGCTTTTAAAATAATCTATAAGTTTATAAGACTCATAGGTTGTATGACTACCCACGCTATCTTTCCTTTTATATTCTGTAATGCTCTAGAGCCTACAATGCGTAAAGTACAACAACAAACAAACGAAAGAAAGATAACTAAGATTGAACATTGTGATTCTTGTGGTAGAAGACCTTGTATTTGTTTTGACTGATAATGCCAACCAAATTTAAACCTAACGAAAAGAAATATAACAGGCATACAGGTAAAGTCACAACAGCACGTTATTATATGAAAGCAATGCCCAAGAAAGAATTAATAGATTACTTAAACGGGAGCAACTCTACTTCTAAGAAAAAGCATAAAGTCTTAAAAGAACTAGAACGTAGAGGAATTAAACTGGTATGGAAACAATGACAAAGATTTGGCGAAAAAAAGAATGGGAAAGTCTAGTCATACAACGTGATCCTACAACAAGAATCAATCAAGGTTTAATAAATTACTTAAACGAACAAGAACAAATAAATAAAAAAATAATGGCAAATAAAAATGTTAAGCGCTCCTGAAGGATATATACGTAGAAAAAGTTCTACTATTCCTTTTGGTTATGAAGTAGACGAAGAAACCAAAGGATTTTTAAAACCTGTAGATATTCAAATAAAAGCTTTAGATACTATAACAGAACTGGTACATAATAAATCTATTAGTCTAGCAGAAGGAACAGAGCTTTTAGAATTTCAAACAAACAGAACCCTATCTCGTATGGGATTAAAGAAACTTGTAGATAAAAAATATGAAGAACGATTGGGAAATAAATCCAAATCTTTACTTGACAGATCCTGAAGGAAGCTTTATACTAAAGAAAGACGGAACTCCAAGAAAGAAAGTAGGAAGACCAAAAGGAAGCAAAAGTAATTATGCTTTTCACAGTTCTACAAAAGCTAAACAACAAGCTACAAGATCGTTAAAGAATAAACAAAAGACGATTAAAAAATTAGAGACTAAGCTTAGTAATAAAAAAGAACACTTAAAAAGAACTGAAGAAACATTAAAGAAAGTTAGTGGATTAGATAATAGTAGTATTGTTTCAGAAAAAGATTTAACAACACTTCCTAATATTATACAGAAGCACATAGATGAAACAGGTGATTCTATTTCTTTCATGGCTAATGAAGGTCCACAAACAGATTTCTTAGCAGCAGGTGAAAAGGATGTACTCTACGGAGGTGCTGCAGGTGGTGGAAAAAGTTTTGCCATGTTAATAGATCCTTTAAGGTATTGTCATGTTAAAGAACACAGAGCTTTAATTTTAAGAAGAACAATGCCGGAACTACGAGAGCTTATTGATAAAGCTCGTGAGATTTATCCTAAAGCCTTTAAAGGTGCTAGGTTTAAAGAAGTAGAAAAAGTATGGTACTTTCCAAGTGGAGCAAAGATAGAGTTTGGATTTTTAGAAAAAGATGCAGATGTATATCGTTATCAAGGACAAGCATACAGTTGGATAGGCTTTGATGAGATTACACATTTACCGACAGAGTTTGGTTGGAATTATTTAGCATCAAGATTAAGAACTACAAATCCTGCTATAAAAACATATTTAAGATGTACGGCTAATCCGGGTGGAGTAGGCGCACACTGGGTAAAGAAAAGATATGTAGAGCCTACTGAACCTAATAAAAGTTTTGAAGGTTCTGATGGTTTAACAAGAAAGTTTATACCTGCTAGGTTAGTGGATAATCCATACTTAGCACAAGATGGTGAATATGAGCGAATGCTTATGTCATTACCTCCCATTCAAAGAAGACAACTGTTAGAAGGGAATTGGGAAGTGAACGAAGGTGCAGCCTTTGTCGAATTTAATTCGGACCACCATATTATTCCTCCCTTTCAGATTCCGATCCATTGGGAAAGAGTAAAAGGAATTGATTACGGATATGCAGCCGAGAGCTGTTGCCTTTGGGCAGCCGTTGATCCTCAGGACAAGACCATCATTATATATAAAGAATTATACAAAAAAGGTCTTACGGGGGAGGCTCTCGGTCAGACATTAACAGAAATGGAAATGACTGAAGCTAGATCTATTATGGGAGTATTAGATACCGCTGCGTGGGCAAGAACAGGTTATACAGGTCCTACAATAGGTGAAATGTTATTAAAGGCAGGACACAAGCTTAGACGAGCAGATAAGAATAGAGTAGCCGGTAAAGTA